TCATATAACAATGTGATGTTAAAAGCTGTCGAGAAATTAAAAATCATTGAAGGGCAACCATTAAACGAAAGACCTGCTTATAAGACTGCAAGATTAAGAGCGTTAATAAAACAAACAAAGGAGAGTTTAAATTCTTGGGCTAATGGAAGTGTTGATGATTTAATTGCTGAGCTTGAAGGGGTTGCGAAAGTACAGGCAGGATTTGTTGAGAGTCAATTAAAGAAATCAATTCCTAAAGGCATGGCTGAAAAGATCCATGACCAGATTGGTTATTCTTTTAGGTCTGTTGCTGTTAGTCCGTCATTTGCTAAGTCTGTTGTTGTTACAGATCCAACTGCTATTAACCTTGCTGTTTTAAAAAGTGAGTTGGCAGGAATTACGAAAGATAAGAAAGCAAGGACAAAAGGAACTTTTAAATTAACTGCTAAAGAAGGACAAACAATAACGCTACCTAATGGAAACACGGTTAAGAAATCATTTTTAGGGATAGCAGAAGCAGAAGCAAAACGATTAAACCAAGTGGTTAGGAGTGGGCTTTTATCTGGTGATACAACTCCCGAAATTGTTAGAGAGTTAGTTGGAAATTTAAAGAAAGACCAAAAAGGAAGCTTAAGCCAACTACTTGCACAAGGAGGAGCTGCAACTAAAAGTGCAAATAATCAGGTTATGACGATTGTTAGAACTACTGTTAATCAGGTCACGAATACAGCAAGCCAAGCTGTTTATAAAGCTAATCCTGATGTGACGGAGGAATATCGTTATGTTGCTACGCTTGACTCTCGAACTTCTCCTGTTTGCAGAGATTTAGATGGTCAGGTTTTTAAATACAATCAGGGGCCAGTTCCTCCTCAACATTTTGGTTGCAGATCTACAACTGTAGCTGTTGTTAATTATAAGAAATGGGATTTCACACCGCCTCCTGCTGGAAAAAGGGCAAGCGTTGGTGGGCCTGTTCCTGCAAATACAACTTATGGAAAATGGTTATATGGTGAACGTGCAAAAGGGTCAAAATTTAAACCCGGAGCAGAACAGATTGCAGCATTAGGAGAACAAAAGGCTAAATACTTTAATCGCTTGTCAAATAAATATGGCCCAGATCAAGCACTCAAGAAATTAATTAGAGAAGACAATACAGAAGTTTCTTTGGGTCAATTACAAAAGAGATATGGAAAACCAGAAGACATAAAACCAAAAGTAAGCAGCGTTGTAAAAGAAAGAAAAAATGCGGAATATTCATGGCAGCGATACAGCAACGGTTCACTAAAAGAAGGAGCTGAACCTACAAGTGCAACTGTTTGGACAAAAGAACGTCAAAAACTACATGACAAAATTGTGGAAGATATTATTAATGAAAATAATCCCAAACCACAAAAGAATCCTGAGTTCTTTATGACAGGAGGCGGCTCTGCTTCTGGTAAATCAATAATGCTTAAGAAGTCACCATTGCCTAAAGGAACTGTTGTTATTGATTCAGATGAGATCAAGAAAAGACTTCCTGAATTTTCAGCAATGCAAAAGAAAGGAGGTGAAATTGCTGAAGCTGCTGCTGGTTATGTCCATGAAGAATCTTCTTACTTGTCTAAGCGATTAATGAGAGAGACAGCTCAACGCCGATACCACACAATGCTTGATGGAACAGGAGACAACAGCATAAAGAGTTTGCAAAAGAAGGTTCAACAAATGTCAGATAGGGGCATGAAGGTAAAAGCTAAATATGCAACGGCTGATATTGAAACAGCACTTGAAAGGAATTATCAAAGATTCTTAAAAACTAAACGGCTTGTCCCTGCGGAATATGTTCGTGATGTTCATAGAAACGTTTCAAAAGTTGTTCCTGATGCACTTCAAGCAGGGATCTTTGATGATTTTGAACTCTACGATATGAACCAAAGTGGTCAAGCTATCAGGGTTGCAAATTACACCAAAGAAAAAGGTTTAAATATAGAAGATCAAGATTTATGGAATAGATTTATTGGTAAAGCTTGGCAACCTGACAGTCAATTTACTAAATGGACAGACGTGGATTTAAAGAAAATTTAAAGCGTTGGAAATTCTGGAGTGTAATCAACTGTAAAACCATCCATCTTTTTTTTCTTTGCAATTTTTCTAGCGTTAGCAATATCTCTTTTAACACCAGCTCTAAATTTTGCAGCTTCCGCAGACTCTTTGCTTTCAGGTTCAATACCTAAAGCAACTTGATCCATTATTTTTTGCATACGTTCGGAGCCAAGCATTTTATTTTGGTAATTTGCACCTATCTTAATAAGATTAGTGCTTTTTGTAAATTATCTTGATAAGATAAATACTAACCTTGTGGGTTTTTATGTCTGACGAAACAACTGCTCCTGTGGAGCAAGCTGTTGATTCTGAAAAAGAGAGTCTAAAAGCTGAAAATGAAGCAATGCGTAAAAGAAACGCTGAGCTTATAGATGAATACAAAAAAGCAAAAGAAAGAGCTAAAGCTGTTCCTCCTGATGTTGATGTTCAAGCTTTAATTGATTTTAAAAATAATGCAGAACAAGCTGAACTTGAAAAGCAAGGAAAATATACAGAAGCAAGATCAAAACTTGAGGAACAATACAGAGAAAGATCAGCCGAAAAGGACAAAAAAATTACAGAACTTGAAACAAAAGTCCGAGAGCTGGAACTTATTTCACCTGCCTTACAAACCTTGGCGGAGATAGTACATGATCCAAGTTTGGTGTTAAATAATTTCCTGCCTAAAGATAAAATTGAAGTTGATAATGGTGTTCCTGTTGTTGTTGATGGATACGAGAGAACGCCTGTTAATGAGTGGGCAAAAGGGAAATTACCTGATTACATTTTAAAGCAACCAAAACCTCAAGGTGGTGGTGCTCCTGCTGGTAGATCTAGCGGCGGTGAAATTCCTGCTGGAACTAAAAACCCATTTGCACAAGAAACTTTTAATATTACTGAGCAGATGAGACTTTATAGAACAGACAAAGATCTATATGATCGCTTGAAAAATGCAGTTAAACGCTAATATGGTTGCATAAGGCAAGGTTGTGCCGAGCCGTAAGGGTTTGTGACCCACATCGTAAAACTAATTTTAGGTAATTTTTCATGGCTACCGTAAGGTCAGACGTGATCATTCCTGAGGTCTTTACGCCGTACTTGATTGAACAGACAACTAAGCGTGATGCCTTTTTGGCTAGCGGTGTGGTTCAACCAATGGCTGAGCTTAATGCGACTGAAGGCGGTGATTTCGTAAACGTTCCTTTCTGGAAGGCAAACCTTTCTGGAGATTTCGAGGTATTAACAGACAGTAGTTCTTTAACACCCGGAAAGATTCAAGCTGATAAGCAGATTTCTGTGATCCTTCATAGAGGTCGTGCATG